ACCTCGCTCGGCTTACCGACTGTGCCCTCCACCTGACCTCCGATGCACGAAATTAGGGCAACCGTAGCAGCATTAGTTGCAAGCAACCACATGTCGTGGGTACCCTTCCGTCAGTTGCTCGGCAAACGGACGCGTCCGTTCGGAGAGGGAGCAGTGATGGACCGTTACCTGACGACGGAGGAAGTCGCCGCGCGGTACCGAACTTCGATCCACACCGTTCGGGCATGGCGACACACGGGCACTGGCCCCGGCCTTGTGGGCATCCGCATCGGTCGGCGAGTCCTGTGGTCTCAAGCCGCGCTGGAGCGCTACGACGCCGAGCTGGCGGCAGAGCAGAACGGGGCACCAGCCGCGTGAGCACTGGGAAGCGGCTGCCGGACCCCCGTGACCGGCCATTGATGAGACCGGCTGACCTCGTCGGCCTCATCCCCGGCATGGGCCGCTCGGCGATCTATGAGGCCATCCGGCGCGGTGACCTGCCGAGCGTGCGCGTCGGGGCTCGAGTCTTCGTTCCGACCCACGCGCTCCGCCAACTTTTTCTTGTCCCGGACGACATCTGCGACGCGACGCTAACTCCGCTGCCGGCGCATGGTGCCCAAGACACAACGGAGGCCGGGGTCCGCACCCCGGCCACCGCCACCAACCACACCGTCCCCACCGCCTGTAAGGACGTCCCCGATCATGGCACACGCCGCGCGGTTTGACCGCGAACCGGAAGACCTGAGCCCGATCGAGCTCGACGCCTGGGCAATGGCCATGACCCACCTCGCCGACCGCGGCCTCACCGCGATCGTGCCCACCGTCGTCGCCGAAGCACTCAGCCAGCCCCGACGTCGGCACCTGCGCCTCATCCCAGGGGGAGGCGAGTCGTGACCGCCAGCACCGTCCCCCCTGACCTGACCAGCCGAGTTGCGTGGCTGACACTGCTCGACCCCGAGGCGGTCGCCGCGATCTACGCCTCCGGCGACGCCGAGATGGGCCACGCCGCCGGTTTTCGCGCGGGATGGGAAGCCCGCGAGCGCGCCGCCGCCCAGGCGTGGATCTACGTCTGCGACGAGACGCTCGCCCAGGCGAAGCTCACCCACGAGGAACGGGTGGCAGCCAGGGTGGCCGAGATGACGCGCACCCCGACCGAGCTCGCGAGCTGGGAAGAGCGGGCCGCACGCCGGCACGTCGAACGGGACCTCATCGCACTGCGAAACGCCGGACTCCGCGACGACTCCGAACGCCTCCGCCGGGACGCCACCGCCCGGCTGGACCAGGCGTTCGGGGCGACGGAGGCGGCGGCATGACCCGCCGCGCCAACTCCGGACCCGGCGTTCTCCACGTCTGGGTGGGCAGCCGCGTGTCCCGCATTCGCGGCCTCGGAGTCGTCGAGGTCGCCGACACGGCCGGCGTCGGGATCGACTGGGATGCCGACGAGAGGAATTGGTGGACACGGACGGACGGGCTGTGGGATCTACTGGCCGTTGCCGAGATCCGCAGGTACATCATTCGCCTCCACTACGCCGAGGACGCGCAGCGACGTCCGGGTGCACAGCCGGTCGCAGAGGTCGTCCGGCTCCCCCTGCCCGACCTGCTGTTGTTCGGGGACGACGACCCCAGTGGGGGCGCCGCATGACGCGGAGCTACCCCATCCAGGACGACGAGCCCCCGGCGGACCCGTACGACTCCAACGTCGTCCGGCCGGACGACTGGAGCCAGGACGGCGACGAGCCCAGGGCGTTCCGTCAGGGCACTGTGCTTGCCCGGTCGGAGCTAAAGACCCTCCCGCGGGTCCAGGCCCTCGTCGCTGGCGTCCTGTCCTACCCGGCCGCCGTCGTGCTCGTCGGGTCGTACGGCACCGGCAAGACGACGCTTGTGCACGGCATCGCGGCCAGCGTCGCCACCGGCAGACGGTGGCTCGGCCGCGAAGTACAGCGCCGCCGGGTGCTCATCGTGGTCGGCGAGGGCGCCTACGGCCTCGACGACCGGATCAGCGCATGGGAACACGCCTGGCAGAACGGCGACCCCATCTCCGACGAGCAGATCACGTTCCTGGTCAAACCGAGCAGCCTCGCGAAGCACACCGCGTGGGCGGAGATCACTGCCTACGCAGTCGCCGGCGGATACGGGTTCGTCGTCCTCGACACCTTCTCGAGCCTCGCCCCCGACGCCGACGAGACGAAAGACGCCGCGCAGGTGATGCGCTGGCTGTCCGACCTCTCCGCCTCCATCGACGGGACCGCGCTACTCGTCCACCACCCGGGGTGGTCCGACTCCAGCCGCGTCCGCGGCGGCTACCAGTTCGAGGCCAATGCCGACGAGGTACTCGTGCTCACCGGCACCGAAGGGTCCGAGCTGGTCTGCCTCACCCGCAAGAAGGTCAAGGACGGCGTCAGCGGCGCGACCATCTGGCTACGCCGCAGACCCTTGCTGCACTCCGTCGTCATGCAGACAGCGCAACCCGACGAGCTCGACGTCCCCCTGCGTGAACGCATCGTCTCCGTACTGGCCGGATACGCCGAGATCGGCGCCACCGGGCCCCAACTGGTGACCGAGATCGGCGTGGAGGACAAGAACCGCTCCAGCTTCTACAAGGCACTGGAGGCCGCCAGGACAGCCGACCTCATCGTCGGCATCGGGTCAGCTCGCCGGCAGCGCTACTACCTCGCCGAGCACGAGCCGAAGGACACGAAATGACCCTGAGAGGTGGACTTAGCGAGTGGACTTACGGACCTTGGTGGACTTCGCTCGCGCCTCGTAACTCCACCCTAGGTCCACCACAGGTCCACTCCTCACGCTCACTAAGTCCACCTAAGTCCACCCCCGGTGGACTTACGGCCGCTAAGTCCACTCCACCCCCCCTCTTTAGGGGGTGGACTAGGACTACCGGTGGACTCCAGCCAGTGGACCTACGGAGCGCGGCGACAGGCCCGTTTCTCGGTGCGCTTTTCACCCCACACGAACCGGCCGCGATCCTGCCGAGAGGTCGCCAAGGTGTCACCGGGGATGCACTGTCGGTGGTCGCCGTAGCGCCCGACGGACCGCGCCGTGACCACAGCCGTGACCAACCGGCCCTGACCGGCACGTCACTGCCCCGCCCGCCTGCAGCAACACCCCCTCTTGCAGCAGGACAGGTAGTCCCCTCCCCACCCTCAGGAGAGATCCCACATGGCCTTCGCATGCCCCAACTGTGGCGGCCCGACCGACGCCCGCCGGCCACGACAGGACGGCAGGTGTGCCCGCTGCCGCCGCCGCGACGACGAACGCCGCGAAGAAGACCGCGCACAACAGCGGCCGTACTGACCCGGACCGACCGATAACCCCAAGGAGGAACCACATGACCGCCGACACCACCAACCCGCACGAGCTCGCGCTCGACGCGATACCCGACTACCGGGAGGCCGAGGCAGCCCTCGCGCGCCTCGACGCCTGCCAGGCCGACCCACCCGAGTACACCCCCGGCGCGGAGATCGTCAGCCGGATCGTGACCGCCGCCTACAGCGACGGGCCGTTCCCGACGGGGCTCGGCCAGCACTCCCCCGAAGCCGCGAACGCCGAGAAGGGGTACTACCTCGAAGCGAGGCGGCACCTCGCCGGGCAGCGGGCCGTGGCGCTCCGGCGGGGCGCCGCGAAAGCGCGCCTGGCCCTGCGCCCGATGCTCGACGACCTGATCGCCGAGGCTCGCGAGCTGGCCCCGGGGCTACGACGCGTCAGCTCCGCCGGGGACGCCGAGGAAGCCGGGCCCGAAGCCGAAGCCGCCTGGGGCCGCCTCTCCGTCCTCGCCAGACAGCACGCCGCCATCAGGACCGCACAGGGTCGGCTCACCGGGGAAGACCACTCGGACGACATCGAACTCGCGAAGTTCGTCCCCGACATCGGCCACGTCATCGTCCCGCGGACGCAGATCTTCAACGTCGCCGGCTGGCTCTCGAACCTTTCCGAGGTGTGGCCGGACTGGAGCGAGCGGCTCCGGGCCGGGCGCCGCGAGGTCGGCGGGATCGCCCCGGCGCCGTGGCCCGGCGGTGACCTGCCGGCCAACTTCGCCGACCCGACGCACCTGCTCTGGCTCGTCACCGCCACCGGGCAGCCCTGGCTGCCCACCGTCCCCGAGATGGTCGCCGTGTACGTGAGCGCCCTCGACGAGGCGAACCGCCGCAGGCTCGACGCCGACGAACTGCGGCGGTTCGGCCACGTCCGAGACACCGAGGAGCGGCGTAAGGCCATGGAGCGCGCCGAAGCACGGCGACGCCAAGTGGACCACCAGATCGAGCTACACCAGCGCCGCGCAGCCGTGCGCCTGCCCGTCTACGACGACTGAGAGAGGACCGAGACCATGTCCGACCGCACACCCGAGATCCTCACCCTGGAGGACACGCCGGGGAACCGTGGGCTGCTGGAATCGATGACCCGCTTCGGCACCCAACTGGAGCGGGAGACCGCGCACCGACGGCTCGTCGCCTGGAAGAAGACCGACCCGCCCCGGCCGATGGAGAAGGCGGGCCCCGGCCTCAGCGGCGGCGCAGCCGGCAAGGCCGAAGCCGAACGCCGCTTCGGTAAGCCACCCGACGACGACGCCGACGCCGACGGCCCCACAGCCGCCTGACCAGACAGATGACCGGACACGGCGTCAACGGCACCGCACCGCGGCTGTCGGTCCCCGCGGGACACAGCGGACCCGATGGCAGGAGAGACGCGCCCACTTCCTTCGTGTCCGAGACCCTGCCAGCGCCACGCAGGCCGTCCGTCCGGGGGACCGATGACCCCGGGCGGGCGGCCACCCCCGCGTCACACAGGAAGGCACCGCCATGCCCGCCGGCAAGATCTGTGCACGCCCCGGGTGCCCACACCGCGCCACCCAGCGAGGCCGCTGCGACGAACACCGCAGAGCCGACGACCGCGCCCGCGGCACCTCCACACAACGCGGCTTCGGGACCGAGCACCAACGCGCCCGCCGGACATGGGAACCACGCGTCGCCACCGGCACCGTCCGCTGCTGCCGCTGCCGCCAGCTCATCGCCCCCGGCACGGCATGGGCGCTCGACCACAACGCCGACCGCACCGGCTACCTCGGACCTGCACACGGACGCTGCAACGCCTCCGCCGCCGGCCGCGCAGCCCACGGACTGGACGCCAAGAGCCCCGAGGAACACGACTACCCAGGGTGATGTCGCGCCGATGGCTTACCGGGCTCGACCGGCTCCCCGTTGTGCGCAACAGATGACGCCTCTCCCCGAAGGTCCAGCTCAGAGGGGGTCTAGGGGTGGGGCCCCACACCCTGTGATGGGCAAGTCACGGGTGGCTACCGCATGAATGTCACGGACTGTCACGAGAAGGGGTGTTGAGCATGGCTACAGGTCGTGTGCCGGACCCGAACGGTCCGTCCCGTGAGAGGGACGAGGCGCGGCGTCTGGGTGAGCCGGTGGACTTGCCGGCGGAGGGTGGGGAGCTGCGTGGTCCTGAGTTGCCGGACCCGGAGCGGTTCGGTGCGCGGACGGTGGAGTGGTACCGCAACTGGCGGCGGACTCCGCAGTCGGCGCAGTTCACGGTGACGGACTGGCAGCGGCTGCACATGTTGGCGCTGGTGGTGGAGCAGTTCTTCCAGGTGCCGGACACGAAGCTGATGGCGGAGATCCGGTTGAACGAGGAGCGGTTGGGTGCGACGCCGGTGGACCGGCTGCGGTTGGGGTGGCGTGTGTTGGGGTCGGGGCCGCGGGGTGTGGTGTCGGCTCCGGGTGTGCCGTCGTTGCCTGACCGTGCGCGGGAGCGGGCGGCGCGGGTGCCGCGGCGGTCGGTGCACGAGCGGTTCGAGGCGATCGGGGACGAGGGGGCCTGATGACTGAGCCGCAGCCGATGCTGGTGGTGCCGGGGTGGATCGAGGCGCACTGTGTGGTCCCGGACGGGTTCCGTCGTGGGGAGCCGTTCGCGTTGTACGACTTCCAGTTCCGGTACTTCGTGAACTTCTACCTGGTGCGGGGCGACGCGGAGTGGGTGCCGGAGGACCCGGTGCGGGCCCCGGCGTTCGTGTACCGGCGTGCGTTGTGGGCGGACGTGCAGAAGAAGGGCAAGGCGCCTGCGTCGGCGGCGCACATCTGTGTGGAGGGTGTGGGCCCTGCGTTGTTCGCGGGGTGGGCGGGGAGCGACGACGGGTGGGTGTGTGCCGATCACGGCTGCGGTTGCGGCTGGGAGTACCCGTACCGGCCGGGTGAGCCGATGGGCATGTCGTGGCCGACGCCGCTGATCCAGGTGACGGCGGTGTCGGAGGAGGCGACGCAGAACATCTACGACGCGTTGCGGCCGATGGTCGACCTGGGCCCGTTGGCGGACCTGGTCCCGAAGACGGGTGAGGACTTCATCCGTCTCCCGGGTGGTGGCCGGGTCGACACGGTGACCTCCAGTGCGCAGTCGCGGCTGGGGCAGCGGATCACGTTCGCGCCGCAGGACGAGGTCGGGCTGTGGACGGCGCGGAACAAGATGGCGAAGGTCGCGGACACCCAGTACCGGGGCCTGGCCGGGATGGGTGGCCGGTCGGCGTTGACGACGAACGCGTGGGACCCGGCGGAGAACTCGGTGGCGCAGCAGCAGTTCGAGTCGAGCGCGACGGACATCTACCGGCAGTACACGCCGCCGCCGAAGCACCTGAGCTACACCAACAAGCGGGAGCGGCGGAAGATCCACGTCCTGGTGTACGGGGAGGCGTTGAAGAGCAACGGTGGGCACGTCGACCTGGACGCGATCGAGGCGGAGGCCGCGGACCTGCTGGAGCGGGACCCGGGGCAGGCGGAGCGGTTCTTCGGTAACCGGATCGTGGCCGGCCTGAACGCGTACCTGGACCAGCGCGGCCTGGCGGCGTGGGACGCGCGGGAGGTGGACCGGGAGCACCCGACGTCGGGCCCGGTGTGCGCAGCGTTCGACGGGTCGGACGTGGACGACTGGACGTCGATACGGCTGGAGACGATGGACGGCTTCCAGTTCACGCCGAGGGTGGGCCCGGACAAGCTACCGAGCGTGTGGGACCCGGCCCGCTACGGCGGGCGGGTGCCCCGCGGTGAGGTCACCGCCGCGGTGGCCGAGTTGTTCTCCCGGTTCGACGTGG